CCTGATGCAACAATCACTGGTAATGTAATCAGTGGTACAAGAGGTGCATTAGACATCAAGGATATATACTTCCAGACTGGTGATTTCGATGCTACTGGTAATGGTATCGTTTATTTTGATACTACTGGTAAAATGGTAGGTGCTGCAGCAACAACTGCTGGTATAACTACTTCTAACTTTGTATTAACCACTAATGCTGCTGGAATACCAAAATGGACTACCACTCTTGATGGAGGAACTTTCTAAACACTATGATTGAACAAAATAATGAAGTTGATGTGAACACCTTGATTAAAATTTATAATCAGAAAATTGCGACATTGACCAACCAAAATATACTTTTGGAAGCAAAACTAAACACCCTTAAACAGGACTATCTAAATCTTAAGGAATTACAAGAACAAAAAGATGGCGAAACCAGCAAATAAAATTGAGGTAAGGTAATGGTAGGACATGCTGTAGGTAATAGATCTAGCTTTAGAGAATATTGTCTTAGAAGATTAGGTGCTCCTGTTCTTGAGATTAATGTTGATGATGAGCAAATAGAAGATCTAATTGATGATGGTATTCAATATTTTAATGAACGCCATTTTGATGGTATTGAAAGAATGTATCTTAAGTATAAGATAACACAAGAAGATATTGATAGGGGGACTGGAAAAGATACTACTGGTGTTGGTATAGTAACTACTACAACACAGGGAGTAAATACAGGAATTGGGTCTATAACTTCTAATTGGTATGAAACATCCAATTACTTACAAATTCCAGATTCTGTTCTTGGTGTAGAAAAGATATTTAAATTTGATACTAGTACAATCTCTGGTGGAATGTTTAGTATCAAATATCAGTTATTCTTAAATGATTTGTATCAATTCAATTCTGTTGAGTTGTTGCAATATGCTATGACAAAATCTTATCTAGAAGATATAGATTTTCTACTTACAACAGATAAACAAATAAGATTTAATAGAAGACAAAATAGATTATATTTGGATATTGATTGGGGGCAAGAATCTGTAGATAATTGGTTAATTTTAGATTGTTATAGGGCATTAGATCCAGCAACCTATAAGAATATATTTAATGATCTTTTCTTAAAACAATATGTAACTTCATTAATTAAAAAACAATGGGGTCAAAATTTACTTAAGTTTAGAGGAACAAAATTACCAGGTGGAATTGAACTTAATGGTAGAGAAATTTATGATGATGCTGTTAAGGAATTGGATGATCTTAAATCGAGAATGGCACTCGAATATGAGTTACCTCCTTATGACTTTATCGGTTAGGGGGATTTATGGCACTAAACCCGTTTTTTCTCCAAGGCTCTCAGAATGAGCAAAATCTTGTTCAGGATTTAATCAATGAACAACTAAGAATTTATGGAGTAGAAGTAACTTATATACCTAGAAAATATGTAAGAAAACAGACTGTTTTAAAAGAAGTCCAATCATCTGTTTTTGATGATAATTTTTTATTGGAAGCATATGTAGATACCTTTGAAGGATATAATGGTCAAGGCGATATAATGACCAAATTTGGTGTTAGTTTAAAGGATGAATTAACGGTAACTATATCTAGAGAAAGGTTTGAAGATTTTATATCTCCATTTTTGGATGCTATGCCTGATGATGAGATTGAATTAGCAACTAGACCTCGTGAAGGAGATTTAGTTTATTTTCCATTGGGTCAAAGATTATTTGAAGTTAAGTTTGTAGAACATGAGCAACCTTTCTATCAATTAGGAAAAAATTACGTTTATCAACTTAAATGTGAACTATTTGAATATGAGGATGAGGTTCTTGATACTGATATTGAGGCAATTGATACTCAACTAGAAGATCTTGGATTTATTACTACACTTAATTTAATTGGTACTGGTGCTACTGCTACTGCTAATGCTATATTAACTCCTGCAAATAAGGGATATGTTAGGGAGATATTATTGAATAATGATGGAAGTGGATATGCGGTTCCACCAACTGTTGCTATATCAACTGCTCCTGCTGGACCTAACCATCAAAATGCTACTGCGGTTGCTATTACCACTAGTAAAGCTGGTATATTCTCAATAGATCGTATTTCAATAATTAATCCTGGTGCTGGATATACTGAAGCACCAACTGTAACTATTACAGGTGGTGGTGGAATAGGTGCTGCTGCTACTGCATATGTTGAAACTAAGGGAAGAGGTATTCTATCATTCACTATGACCAATAATGGTGTTGGTTATGCTAAGACACCAACTGTAACTGTTACTGGTATTGGTAGTGATGCATATATTGGAGTATCTTCTATTGCAGTTGTTGAACCTGTAATGAGTGTTAATAATACTGTTAATTCTATACGATTTAGAAATGCTGGTTTAGGATATACACAAGTACCAAGTGTTACTATTTCTGATCCTGCAATCTATACTGGTGTTGGAAACTTTGCATTTAATGAACTTGTAGTTGGACAAAAATCCAGAGCACAGGGAAGAGTTAAAGAATGGGATGAAGATACTAAAATTATTAAGATATCTAATGTTGGTATTGGATCTACAGTTCCAGCAGGATTCTTACCTGGTGAAATAATTAAGGGAACAGAATCTACTATCTTTATTAATGAGCAATATCAAACAGCAACTGTTGGAATTTTTACTGATACAGTCTCTCTTGGTAGTACATCAGGTATTGTAGTTGGACAACAAATAGATGAGGCATTTGTTGGTATCGGAAGTTTGCGTCGTCAAGTGCTTGGAGTAGGATCTACAGTTACTGCTGTTTATATTGGATATATTAAAATTAATCCACCTTCAATTAATGACGTTGCTGCTACTAATTGTCAAGTTTCATTTGGACAAACTGATTTCTCTAATTACTCTGTTAAGTCATATGTTCATAAAGATACATATAGTGAATACGACAGTAATGACGAAATTGAAGATCTGGCAGACAGTTTCTTAGATTTCACTCAATCTAATCCATTCGGTCAGGTATAATGTTAGGAACTTATTTTTATCACGAAATTCTAAGAAGAACTGTTATCTCTTTCGGTACAGTTTTTAATGATATCCATATTCGCCATAAGAATTCATCTGGTGGTGATATTAGTGATATGAGAGTTCCATTGGCGTATGGACCAATGCAAAAATTCTTAGCAAGGATAGAACAACAACCAGAATTAAATAGAGCAACTCAAATTACATTACCTAGAATGTCGTTTGAAACAACTGATATTTCATATGATCCTACAAGAAAGGCAAGTATAACTCAAACATTTAAAGCATCAGATGGAACTAATCTTAAAAAGGTTTATATGCCTGTTCCGTATAATGTTGGATTTGAGTTGAATATAATGGTTAAATTAAATGATGACGCATTACAGATTGTAGAGCAGATACTTCCATATTTCCAACCTTCCTTTAATTTAACTGTTGATTTAGTAGATTCAATTGGAGAGAAAAGAGATATTCCTGTAGTATTAGATAATATTTCTTTTGAGGATGATTATGAAGGAGATTATTCAACTAGAAGAGCATTAATATACACACTTAATTTTACTGCTAAGACTTATCTATTCGGTCCTATTGCAGATACTACAGATGGACTTATTAAGAAAGTTCAGGTCGATTACTATAGTAGTATTGATAGAGAGACTGCAAGAAGACAGTTAAGATATACTGCTACACCTAAAGCACTTCAAGATTATAATGATGATAATACTACTGTATTGAAGGCAGATATAAGTAAGTCTAAGACTAAAATTGAAGTTGGTGATAGTGGTTCATTAGTCGTTGGTGGTAGAATTATTATAGATACTGAGGTAATGAAAGTTAAAGAAATCGTTGATGCCCAAACTATTGTTGTTTATCGTGGATATGATAATACGGTAAAAGCAACTCATATAACAGGCACATCAATTGATGCATTAACTGCTGCTGATGACGTTTTAGTAGAACCAGATGATGATTTTGGATTTAACGGAGTTGTTGAAGACTTTACTGATGGTGGTACTTGGAGTCCCACAAGACAAACTGATTTAACTTAAGAAAATGTCTAGTTATGATCCTATTGATGAAGCATTAAACACTCAAAGTAGTGAAATTGTCGGAGTTGGTGTAGATAAAACCAGCGTAGATTCATCCAATAAACCCGAAGAAATTCAGAAAGATTATGAATATACTCGTGCTAATTTATACTCTTTAATTGAAAAGGGTCAAGAATCTCTTAATGGTATATTAGAACTTGCTGGTGAAAGTGCAAGTCCAAGAGCATATGAAGTTGCAGGGCAGATTATTAAGTCAGTTGCTGATACTACTGATAAGTTAATAGATTTACAGAAAAAGGTAAAAGAAGTAGAAGAAGATTCTCCTAAGAAGTCTACAGGAAATGTGACTAATAATGCATTATTCGTTGGTTCTACATCAGAACTATCCAAAATGCTTAAGGACGGGATCTTGAATAATGACAAATAATGAAGATAGTGTTAAAATAGAAGACGCTAATGGAAATCTTGCGTTTGAGGTTATTGATGTGATTAAAGTACCATCAAAACTTTTTTCAGATGTATCAAGAGATCCATTGTCGGATTGGAGGAATGAATTAGATGTCTAGTGATGCTGTTTATCTCGGTAATCCGAATCTAAAGAAAGCAAATACTGCTCATGAATTTACACAAGAGCAGATTGTTGAATTTGTAAAGTGTAAGGAAGATCCTGTTTATTTTGCTAAAAATTATCTAAAGATTGTTTCTTTGGA